CAAGGCGAGATTGTTTTTTTAGATTTGCAAATGTCATAAATTTGACTCGTAGTATTCGTCGTATTGAATAGATTGGTGGATTAGCACCTTGCATACGCAAGATTAGTATAGTATACTATTTATCTGTTGTCAACCATGAGATCACATCCTTTGCAATGATTTCATGACCCTCTTCATTGGGGTGTCCTCGATGTGCTTTTGGTATGAAATTATCTTTTGTCCTCAACACTTTACCCATCAATTTTTTAGGTTTTTCCTTGACCGCATACAATTTATCGACAGGGACACTGATGTTGATTCCATTCAAGTAATGAAGATCTAAACCTATTATAATGTGTGGTTTATTTTCAAGTAAACCTCTGATAATAGTGTAGTGTATCAATTGCTCTGAGTCTGCTTGCTTCTCTGTAAAAATATATTTTGCATAATCAATCAAAGTATCATGAACTGGGTCATTATTCTTTAGTTTGTTTAGCAATGCATTTGGACTTGCTCCTACCCAATCTCCGTTACCTGAAAAATATTCAAACCTTATCTTAGATGGCATCTCTATTACAAACATATCATACTGTGATAGATCATGATTTATTAAATTTCTTACCACTCTTTTACATCCTCCACCTCTCTTGGCAATATTATATTCCTCTGCATTGAAATGATCACATACTATCTTACTGTAACGAGATTTGTTTGGATCTAATAGTTCTGCTCCCCAAGTGTGAGAGCAACCATCAAAGTAAATTTTCATTTATTATATCACTCGCTATCTTATTATGTCCAAGTTCACTTGGATGACCTCCCTTTGCCCTTGGTAAATCTTTATTGTAAGAAAAATTGAGAGGTAATTTATCTGAATTATCAATACCTATGATGACATGTGGTTTGTGTTCTATCAATCCCTTGATAACTGTATAATTTATGAGTTGATTTGAGTCAGCAAGTTCTTCTGTGTGTATCAAGGTATAATAATCATGCCATGTCTGTTTGATTTCTTTTGATACACTATCTTTTCCTTTGAAATCTACTTTGTAAAAAATAGTGTTCCAATTTACTTTCTTCCACCCATTATAATAATATTCTGTTCTATTTTTTCCAGTCATCTGTATCACAAACATATCATACTGTGTAAGATCATGTTCTAATAAATTTCTAACCATTCTTTTATCAGATCCACCTCTCTCTGCTATATTATACTCCTCTGCATCATAATAATTAGATATTATCTTACTATATCTAGAGTTCAAATCAGTCAACTCAGACCCCCATGTATGTGAGCAACCATCAAAGTATATCTTCATGAGAACCACTCTATAATATCATCTGCGATATATCTATGCCCTTCTACAGTGGGGTGTCCTCCATCATACCTAGGTATACATTTCTTTGTTTTAGATCTTACAATTTTACCATTCAATCTTTTTGGGTTACCATGCTTGTATCTTATGTCAACTGGTGCTGATATATTATTATCATCACCTATAAAAAACTCATGAAAAAAATCGATACCAATTATAACATGCGGTCTGTCTTTCAATAATATCTTCATCAGTGTGTAGTAAATGAGTTGATTTGATGTGCCTAACTCATCAGTGTAAACATTTTTGAGAAAATTTTTCCAGATGTTTGCCACTTGCATTTTATAGTGATCAGTCTGATCTTTCTCTTTCAATAAATGTCTAAGTACTTTCCATCTTTTATCTCTCTCACACCAATACTCAGACCTTGCTTTTTGAGTAAGTTGTATCACAAACATATCATACTGTGTAAGATCATGCTCTAATAAATTTCTTGCCATTCTTCTATCACTACCAGATACTTGACCAATATTATATTCCTCTGCATTGAAATGATTACATACTAACTTACTAAACCTTGTGTTTAGTGGATCTTTTAGTTCTGATCCTACAGTGTTTGAGCAACCATCAAAGTATATCTTCATGCAAACCACCTTATAATATCATCAGCAATTATTTTATGTCCATCTTCATTGGGATGAGAGTATGGTTTGCGTGGTATTTTTTTTAGGTTCTCAGTGTTCAAATACCTACCCATAAACTTTTTAGGTTCACCATAACTGTATCTTATATCTAACGGGACTGGTATTGAATCTTTACTATCAGTTGAAAAACTATAATCCCATTTGAAATCAAGTCCTATAATTACATGTGGTTTGTTCTTCAGTAAAGATCTAACCAAAGTATAATATATCATTGTATCTAACGCACCTAACTCACTAGAGTATATGTATTTGTGATAATTTACCCAAAGTTTTTTGTACTTTATATCTTGTTTGTTCCTTATTATTTTTCTCCACTTTTTATTTTCCTCATCATACCACTCACCTCTTACCTTATGTGTAAATTGTATCACAAACATATCATAATCAGATAGGTTGTGTTCTAATAAATTTCTCGCTATCCTTCTGTTACTTCCACCTTGTAAAGATATATTATACTCCTCTGCATTGAAGTGATCGCATACTATCCTACTATATCTTGACTGTAAATTATCTTTTAGTTCTGCACCCCAAGTATTAGAGCATCCATCAAAGTATATTTTCATAATATTTTGGGTCAACATCAAGAAGATACATGGGATATCTTGAATCAATTATAAGATCAGGTTGGACAAAGAAAATTGATAAAACTATTCTCTCTTCATGACTCATATAACTATGCCATGTCTTATTGGGTATACTATTATGAACAAATAATTTATTAGGTTTCCATTCAACTTCAATTTGTCTTGTGCTCTCTTGATCAGCAGGGTTATGATCTCCATCATCATTACAACTAGGATTGTCTTGCAATACTGTACCAACCTCATGCTCTGGATAGATGTAGTATGTACATGTGTTTATCCTAGATTTATTATCAATATGAGTGGGGTATCTAAAATTTTTAGGGGTGATCGCCCAGTGTATAATCTTCTTTAGTTCACCTGTAAATCCTCTGTGTTCTGGTAACATAGAGAAAAATTGATTTGTCTCTGGTACTATATCTTCCTCTACATATCTAACATACTTTCTTCTCGATGAATACTCTTTGTGAGTAGTGTAGAAAGTATTTGATCCGACCTTTTTGAAGTGATCGTACTCAATCATGGCAAGTTTTTTTATATCATCAAACCTATCTGGTGATAGAAAATCTTCTACCTGTAGGTGATGCCATGGATCGTAGACATGATTAATTTTCACTTTTTCAAATTAGATTGTACATCCTCTAAAGTTTTCTTCATGTTACTGAAGATAGTTCCCATATCTGTGTTACCAAAACCCAATTGCTTTGAGTTAGATATTATATAATCTCTCATCTTAATTGCTTCTGGATCATCTGTCAATGATAATCTTGTCCACATAATCTGTTGTCTCTCAAGTAGTTCCATCACTGTATCTATGTGCTCAACCTTTGCCTCTGCACTCATCATAGGGAACTTTAGTATCACATCATAAAGTTCTTTCTGAAGGTCAATTATCTCCTCCATCTCTCTCTTTACTTGATCTGAATCAAAAAACTTACCCATATTTCTCCTTGACACGACTCATAATATACTGTTTGTATTTTTCTTTGTCAATATTTAGAAACGGTAGATACTTCCTTATCTTCATTCCAATTACCTTCCAGACTGGATCTTTTAGTTGTTTATCATAGTCTTTGCAGTAACCAAATAGTTTTTCGTAGACACACATGTCTTCTGCACTTATGTTACCTGCTAGATGTTCTTTTAGTATGGGTGGGTGACCTTTTGATGCATCAAAGAACTGATCGTAAGTATATTGATCCATAAGTTCATCAGATTTCTGTTTGAAATTATAGAACATACTCTGCTGTCTTTTCTGCCATTGTTTATACACTCCTTCACCTGACCTTATAATATTACCTATCCATAATCCTTCTGGATTGTCTGTGTCCACAAAGTTCGCAAGAAAAAAATCTCTTATCTCTTCATCTTTATACTTTCTTGACATCTTTTCAAAAAAGTATCTATCTTTTCTCTTATAAAAAGAATCAATCTTTGCCCTTGATTTACCACCATATCTATGGTAGTCATACCTCTCTTTAGTAAAATGGTTTTTGTATCCAAGATACTCTTTGTAAGTATCAAAGGGTGTCATAGGTCTTTTGATCATACATTGGTACACTTTTCTTCATTGTAGCATCTAATTGCTGTGCTGCGGTAAACCATTTAGGATTTGCTGAACACATGTTACAGATCCATGATGGTTCTAATACTTCTTTGAATGATGCTCTGATATCATCGTCCGATGAGTCAATGCTGGTGGGTTTGTACTTCAAATACTTTTGCCACGCTGGATCATCTAATTGTCCTGATGCATCCAATGATTCTCTAAGGTATGACATCATAGGACACTTCCATAAGTGCCCATTATATAACTGAGAGTTAGGGCAACTACAATGCTTGAAACTCTCCACTATATTATTATCCTCATGTGGATAGTACTTTATACCATCACTGTAATCATACTTGAATAAATCAAACCAAACCCTTGGTTCTCCGTTATCTAATCTGAATGCTTCACTCAATTCAAATGCATTCCCATTCATATCCACACCTCTTGACTCTGCATACTTTGCAAACTCGTATGCATTCTCCCAATTTTTATAACCTTTCGTAGAGTACCATGGGAAATGAAATGTCAATCTAAAAACCACACCCTTTAGCATTTCATCAACTATCCACTCCTTCTCTTGTAAAAGTCTTGATCCATTACTGAATAGTTTTACATTACAAGGTTGTGTGCCACGCTCACCGTAACATAATTCTCTCAACACTCTCGTTACTTCCTTTGTTCTTGGTTCAAGCAAAGGTTCACCACCAATGACACTCACATGACTCCACACATATATTTTTGGTAATATGTTCTCTATGTCTTCCAATAATTGATCAATGTTTACTGTGCTTTTTGCACTAAGTAAACTACTATTATGATTGCATGCTCTACATGCTAAGTTACAACCATTGATAGTGTGAATACTAAGAAGTCTGGTAGTAGGTCGTTCCTTCTCCAGACTTGCGAGTTCTTCTTTTGTTATTGACTTGAAATTATCTACCCAGAATCCTTTGAGTGTTCTTATGTAATCAACTTTACGTGACAACTCATTGATGTCATAATCTTTTAGACATGCAGCAGCAAGTTTCTTTTCTTTTACCTTAGATAGCAAGGAATTTTGCCCTCGAAGTTCTCTTCAAGTAATTTAGGTTCATTGCATTCCCTTTCAACTTTTCTTTCATTGGTTTTGTTATCAACTTACCAACTGATTCTATCTCTATACTATTCTCTTCGCAGTAATGACAGATCGCTTCAATGTAGTTCATGTCATTATTATTCTGCACAAGATTTTCAATGTCATTTGTAAATTTATCTTGGCATAAGAACTTGTTCTTTAGAACTGCTCTCATTTCATTTTTGGTTGCCATTTAATTTGTCCTCCACAAATTTTTCGATGTACTTGACTAATAGTTTCATATAC